AATTGGCTTTCAGCCCTCTTGGCGTTGTACTTAGCATAAGCATTTTCTATCCCTTTACTTGTTTCTTCAGGCACACCAAGGTCCGCTAATCTTTTCGCTGTATCTTTTGCAAGGGCCTCTAATTTTAGTTTCAACGGTTCAACTTTGTAGGGTGTTGGATATGCTACTTCTAATATCTTTTGATCGTTGAGGATTTTGATTTGCGCTTCAGCATAAGCCCGAGCCGTTTGCTCCATTGCAGCTAATTCTTTTGCGCTTGGCTGCGATGGTATTGACGGTGCCCAACTTCCAGGCAGTTGCCGCTTACCAGGATGGGTGTTTTGAAAACCAAGCTTCTGCTCATACATTGAAGTTGCATACGCCCTTTCGTACTCAATGTACTCAGCAGCCGTACGTTTCATCCAAGTGCCAATACTTCTATTGATTCGCATAAAGGCATCTTCAACAATCAGATAGATTGACGTCCCGAAGCCTTCAAATAAGATGATTGCAGCGTCCAAACCTCTTTGTATTCCGTTTTGCCAGTCAGTTTGGAATACTTTAATTACTGCCATCATTACATCTTTAATGAACACTGCGCGATCGGCCCATTTCTCCGCCCAGTCACCGATGTAATCCATGTTGCTCAATAAGGCTTGAGAGATAGCCTCGATGTCGGCCCTGAACCTGGAACCCACTTGAACAGAAACAAGTTTTATAGCTTGCCATACTTGCTTCAAAGTATGCGCCAATGTTGCGGCCATTTTTTCATAAGCTGTTTGTGTAAAACCGGCTTTCCGTTGCTGTACCTCAAGGTCAGCTAAAAAACCGGTTTGATCTTTGATTAAGGTATTCAATGCTACTCGCGCGCGAATATTTCTTATTATACCTTTCCTGACATCGGGAGATAGTTTTGCTAATTTCTCTACCATTGCTGATAACTGGCCTGCTTTTAATGCAGCCGAACTTAGCTCTATGCCATATTTACGAGCTATTTCCATACCGCTCTCTTCTTTTCCTTGCAAAGTCGTTAAAGCCATACGCAGGCCAGTTATAGCTTCGTCAGTACTTATGCCTCCTCTTGTAATTGTAGATATTGCCGCACTTACTTGCTCCAAGGACACACCGACATCTGACGATATAGCAGTAACTCTACCCATTTGCGTTGCTAATTCAGCGAAAGTTGTCTGACCTTTCCAAACAGTGGCAAACAATGAATCAGAGACTTCTACTGCTTTCTCGGCAGACATTTTATAGGCGTTCATTATACCTGTTATGGCATAAGCCGCCGTTCCTGTATCAGTCATTCCTGCCGTTGCTGCTTTAGCAGAGACGGCTAATACATCTAAAGCTTTCGCAGGTGATATTGTGGCGGAAAGTATCTTGTACATACCATCCGTAAGAGTTTGTGTACTTTCCCCAAACTCGACAGACAGTCTCTTTATGCCCTTCTCGTATTTGGGCATCCATGCCATATCCTTGCCGGAGAGCATCGTTGAAACCATCGCCATCTGAGTTTCAAATTTGGCATAGGCTCGAACAGAAGCAGCACCATAAGCAACTATCGCCGCCGACAAGCCAAGCATTGCCCTTTTGGCAGACGTAGCAGCAGAGAGGACCCGGCCAAGAGCGCCTTCAACTGCCCTACCGCCAGACAAAGCACCACTTCCATCAATTGCCATTCTTAGGGTTGCCATTATTTGCCCCTACAATCCTCAGATACTCTTGATCTAATTCTGTAATGAGTTCCAAAACATTTGTGTCATCTTCGTAACCATAAGCCCCCATAACTCTTATTTTGTCACTTGAACTCAGAGGATTAAGTCCAAATCCACTTTGCCTGCCCTTACATAAAGTTCCGAACAATCGCCAAATCGATTGAAGGTAGGGGGATAAAAGAGGCTCGTTTTCAATCGCCGGAACCTCTTTTCCTTTAGCTGCAATACTTTCGAGCTTTTCAACATGTTTCCCCCATGTCAGAGCCCACTTTAGGGCGTCGGTAAGTTTTTTACCTGTTCCTCTTTAGCCTCTTGACGGTACGCCTCTTCTTCGCGGGCTTTCTCTACTACAAATAAGTAGAGGTCCGCGCATTCGGTATCTGAAATGATCTCAAACGCTTTTTCAGGCGAATACTTGATAGGCTTACCGTCGTCGCCATCCAAATTCGACCAGCCAACAAGGACGTGGGCTGCAATAGCCTTCTTAAAAGCTATATCAGCATTCTCCTTATCAACTATGCGGCCACGTCGCATACATGGCTCCATGAGAGCGCTGTAGCACTTATCGAATTCGGGATTATTCAACGATGCAATGCGAAGAGTGATTCCAAAGTAATTACACTCCACGCCTTTTGTTGACTTTTTCAAGTCACTTTTAATACTATTCAACTTTGCCATAAAAACTTCCTTCCCTGGTTGTGATTGATAAATTCATCGCTTAGGCGTCAAACCGTGCAATCCTCATAGTCACTTCTTCTGTGGGGTGCATGTAAGACTCGAACGAAGCGTTAACCATGACGTCTTGATTGTTGCCCGGATTCTGTGACGGAGATTGCGTGTACTTCACTCGCGGCATATCGAAGATATAGGCATTGCCGTCATCGTCCTCGAATACGAGTGCCAGCGAAGAGGTATCGAAATCAAGGTTCTTATCGATGATTGATGTATCGTTGAAATACAGTTCCATCGAGCCGGTAACATCCAGTGATCCGGAACCAATCGAAAGAACATTCCCGCCGCCGCCTACATACAAACGGTCATAGAGGTTGTTCTTGACCTCGAAATTCAGGCCCAGAACATCGCTGAGGATCGTCGATTGATTCTCAAGGACGGCTTTGATGTTATTTACGCCCGTAAAGACCTTGTTCGTAGACGCCGCCGTATAGCTTGTGCCAACAGTATCAGTGGGCGTAGTCTTGGAGCTACCGAGGAAATTGAAAGCACCACTAACCTCACCTGCTGCTGGTATGCTCAAGTTGAATCCTTCAACGCACATTCCGGTATAGAGCAGGTATTTGGTGATGTCGGTGTACTTGCACTCGATATTGTAGCTCGGACAGGTGACGCCGTTATAGATATTGGCCCCCATCTTGACCGTAACTGAATCGCCAGCATCCTCAGTCACAAGGGTTCCGCCGGAAACAACGATCTTGCCAGCGACTACAGAGACAATTTTGAAATAGCCATTATTGGCCGCTGTAGTAAAACCTCTGACCTCAATCCAGCGATTGATAAGGAAGCCAGCAGAATAGAGGCCACTTGCTGAATCGTTAAAGCTGTTATCAACCGATGAAGCGCTGATCGTGGTCTTGTCAGAGTAACTGACCAGCGTTGTCCAGGCAGAATCAGACTGAATTCCCGCCAAGAAGAAAGCATCCCATGCACTATACCTTAGCGCGTGATTGATTGCCCCACTCGTCGTGAACCGTGTCCGGATAACATCCGACGTCTGTCGGTCACTCCGGATCGTCGGGTCACGCATGGTATCCGATGCCGAGTCCAGTGATTCCGTTGCGAACGGAAGTAATTGTAGGGCTGAACCGGAAACAACATCGCCGAACGTAGTCTCTACCACATATCCAATTTGCTGCCTACTTGCGTCTGCCATCTGAAAAGCTCCTTTCAATGAACCAAAAGAAAAAGGGACGCATCAGTTTCCTGACGCGCCCCTGTAACAGGCTGCGATGGTTACAGCATCTCAGCGGGTAGCAAATCCGCCTATGCCTTAGTTTTTCTTCTGGTAGATTTCTATTTAGCCATGATCGTCTACTCGATATTCAAAAGTAACATTCATCTGCCATTCATTATCTACGCGACCTATGTTGTTCACGTTATAATCACCAAACACCACGCCCGAAACCGATTCACCCCTAAAGGCTGCTATGACCGAATCTGCAATTTCCCACAAATCCTTATCACCCTTATCCACCGGCCCGAACAACTGAGCGATACAAACACCAACTGTCCTATATGGCCTACTGTTAGGCCCTGTACACCCTATCTGTGCCGATTGGCCTGGCTTTACTGTAAATCTGCACCACTTGACATTCTCGCTCTTTGAGAACGGGGCATTGTCGTACTGAGTAGGCAAAGACAGATCGCCAGCTACTTCGGTTCTGAATCTTGTCCGAATCGTATTGGCTACTGCTTCAAAACTCATGCCGCCCTCAATTTGAACATTTGCTTCAATTCGGCTACCGTCAACGCCAACATGCCTTGCGGAGCTTGTTGACTGCCGCCATCTTCAAGAATTTCGATATAGTCAAGGTTGTTTGAAATCCAGACCGTCGAATAAGGCGGCAAAGCTACTAACACACTTATCCCAGCCGATATTGCCTCAGCGTCGCTGGGCCAATTCTCTTGAATAGAACCTTCAACTGCCGAGCCGATTCCAACCTGCCAATTACCCCTTGCGCGGCCGGTATCTACCGGCGTCTTTTCCATGAGCCGCTTCAGGGCTTCAAGCACAATCTTCTTCTGCATCTTGACCAGTTCATTCGGCATAACCTTCTTGCCGAAATCGGTCACTTCTTTATTGAATTGTGCAAGGTTGCTATCCATTATCGTCGCCTCAGTTGCAGCATATACAAAGCAACATCCTCACCACTGTAATATCGCTGCACGCTTACTACGGTCCATGTCATGCTATCAAACGTAATTAAAACACCGGGGGCAGGGGTGAATAACAATCCATCACCTTCGATACCAGTGAGCATATCACCTGCCCGGACAATATCTCCGTCAATGTACTTTTGCTCATATTCAAACGGTGGAATGGACTTTAACGAGTATGTCGAGGTTGTTCCTGTCGCTGTTTCACCCGTCGCCGGATCGTAATCATTGCCGGAAACGATTGTATAGACAATGCTCTTACCTACTTCCGCAAGGACGGCTGCTATTTCAGCAGCGGCCTCTTCATCAATCCACGTTGGCGTCGTAGACGGAGTAGGGGCAACAGGTAAATCACGCAATTCAAGCGCCCCACCTGTCACTAATCCAATAATGTCATTGCCGGTTATACTCATAATATCGAAACCGTCTTATATGGCGTTGTCGCCGCTGGCGTTACTTCCATAATCACTGTTTCTTCGTCGTCCGGGTCCAAAACTTCATATACGCCCGTCTCTCCGGACTTTAATTGCCATTTCCCAACCGCCCATGCAGCGAGAAGCTTGCATAGTTTTTCATAGGTCCACGTTCCTCCTGCCGTGAATCCGGTATCGGCCATGAGCGCCGCCACGATCGCGCTTGCCGTAGGAGCGTCAACAACAGCAGCAAAGCCAAAAGAGATACCGCCTTGACTGCTATCGATTGTCGCCTCGATGTAAATCGTATATGTCTTGTTCTCCTCAAATCCATTTGCAGCAGTGCAGGCTATCTGTTCAGTGTAAAATCCTGTCGTATTAGCGTCGTCCAATTTAGCCATTGAGCCGGTCTGAATTGGGGTTGCTGTTTCGTCCTCGTATATTCGATAAGTAGGCACACTGTCGGCGTCTGTCAAAACCCCTGTATCAGGATCGTGAGTACAAACAGAAAAAACCAGATTCGAGCCTATCGGTACTTTACTTGGGCATCCCATCAGGCTACCTCCTGTAAGAATTCATAGAACCGGCCCTCTGT